CATTTTGTATAGTTGTATATAATTCCTATTAATAAAAAAAGGATGTCGCAGATAACATCACGTTCCAAAAAAAAGAAGAAGATGGTAAGTAGGGCAACCCACTCTCGTTGAAAGCTGTGCACATTATGAACGTTTTCTTTTGTGCAAGCCATGCTTGGCATATTGCTTACCTTTACTTGTGGCTGTTCTTTTCTTCTTGTTTGCAGCAGCAAGTTTTGCTCTGCCTGCCTTCGTGCTTTTTAATCTTTTGATCTTACTTGCTGGGGCATAGACCTCGCCTGTCTCGGATGATTTCTTACCAGATGCAGTACGCCACTTCTGTCCTGTCCATTTCTTGAGTGACTTCTGTGACTTCTTTAATGGCATTATCTATATCCCCCACCTTTGGCTTTATATTCCTTGGCAAGCATTTGGGCTTTACGTGCAGACCATTGACCTGCTTTACCACCTTTAGATCCAGACTTAATCTTGCTAAATAGTCTCTTACGCATGGTTGGCTTGGTATAATTACCAGCCTCATTTACACGGGACTTGGCTTTCTTCTTAGCTACCATCTAACAATCCCATGCTTTGCGTGACCAATAGTTGGCACTTAGTTTATTTGTCTTACCTTTAATACCACCTGACCTTGCACAGTAGCTCTTCTTGCGTGCAGGTTGGTTTTTCTTAATACTTAAATTTGCGTCACCAAATCGGATGGTCTTTTTCTTTCCACCTTCAGAAGCATAGACTACAAACTTCTTTTTTCCATAACCAGGTTCACCTTTGCGGATACGCCTTGGGCTATTTACTTTACTTGGTCTTCCGCTTGCCACCACATTTCTTTTTAGTCATTTTCTTCTTAGGTCTTCCAACCTTACTTCCATAAGTTCCCTTACCATACGGCATAATTTTATCCTCCTGTTGGTGCTGCTCCTGTTGATCCAAATTGTGTGGGTGCTGCTCCTAGTCTTCCAATTGTCGCATTCTCTTTTTGCTGAACCTGCATCTGTCTTTGTTGCAGGTAATTTTGAATACGCTCCTGTAATGCCGGGTCTTGTTGTACCTTTTGTGCCACATCGGGTTGCGCTAACCATTGCTGGAATATCTGCAACTTCATCTCGTGGGCATCATTAGGTTTAACATTGGGTGGTACACCAGCATAGATTTCTGCAATAGTCTGTCTTTCTTCATCCATTGCTTTTTGCGATGCGGTTTCTTTGGGAAGCATAATACTTTCCGCAGCCCCCGGTAAAATCTGTCCAACTGCAATTTGTAATAAACGCTCAGTATCTAGCGTGCCATTCTTATCGAGTTGTGCGCCAAGTTGTGCAATTGCTTTTACACGCTCAAGCATTTGTTCTGGATCTTGTGTGGCAGCATCAAACTGCATGTAAAAATCAAATCGTTCACCAGCATTTCCTTTGTCATACTTCTGCATGTCCTGCATTCCTGTGACACGGAAGTATTCTTGGTCTGGGCCATACTGTTGGTAAAGGGAGTATACTTGATCGAGTACAAGTTTTAAGTGATGAAATACTTTATCTATCACTTCTTGTTGCTTCATCTGTGCTTCCACAGGATTTACTCCTGGTGCATTTCTACCAAAGTATCTATCTGCTTGCTCTTGTATGTATCTGCGAAGTTCTACATTAACACCTGATCCACGGGGTGTGTCTGCAAATCTTACTTCACCAGGTACACGATAAGGTAATTTTACCCCTGGCCCAAAACGGGAAGGGGCGCGCCCAAGAGGGTGTTCCAAAGGAGGTAAAGTTGTTAACGATTGTGCATCAATCGCTGCATCTGTTTCGACCTTGAGTACCTGCTGCAAGCTTTCAATAAGCTCCGGGTATGACCTAGACGAGTATAATTTTTTGTCTGTTTTTTCAAGGGTGGTTACAACGAATGGATATTGCCCATGCGCATAATCAAGTAATTGATGCTTGGCATAAAGATCAGATATATTGGCGTGGTAGATCGTGCAGTAAATACCGGGTACATTATCCTCATCCAATAGTCTTTGATAACAGTACACAATTCTAACAAGGCTATTATCATTGTTTCTGGTAAACTCATCATTCTCACGCAATTGATAGATGTTCTCATCTGTATCCTCGCCTTGTCCTGCAAGTTCAATCGCAGCATCCACAAACTCTTCTGACCATTTTTCGGTATTAATTTTAGACCTTAATTGCTCTGGAGTCATACTCACGCTATGAAACATGTATGGTGCTTCCTGCGGATCTATACAATAGCTTGGCCAAAATACATCCTCATCGGGTGCAAGGGCTTTGATCTTGGGTCTGCTTACAACTTGGCGTGTGACAGGTACTGTGGTTTCTCCATCTTTACGCATTTCCTTTAACATTGCCCGTGCCTTGGGCTTGCTAATATCAAACTGTGTTTTAAGTGCCTCACTTAATTCCTCGTCCATACTTCCATCCTGTATAGCTCCGGCAATTTGTGGAAGGACTTGGGCAATCTCTTCAAGCTTAATGGTCTGTTGTTGCTTCAGTTCTTGATTCTCGTACCAAGCATAATGAACCATCATACCTTTTTCAAAAAGATGATTTAATCCAAGTTCAATCTCAGGATAAAACTCCTGCATCTTAGAATTAATTAACCATCGTAAAAACATGGATACCACATTGGCACGCTCAACATCACTTGATTCTGTGGGTGTGGCTATAATGTGACCTCTGCGGATTGCATTCATTGACATTGCAACTCGGCAATTAATCAATTCATCGCACATCCTTTGTTCTTGGTCACTAGCACCCTCCCAAGGAAACACCTCACCTGTTGAATGCTGGCTTGAATGCTTCTTAAAGTCATCACTCTTGCCTGCCCATAAGCAATTACGGACATCGTAATCTCTTTGTCTACGATCTAACCATTCACCTAAATCGCTCTGTGTACGCTTGTACGCTTCACTAAGGTAGGCAATGTCAGGCTCTTTTGAGACATATAGTAATTCTGGATCGCTGGCAGAGAGCATGTGTAGCATAAAACTACATCAGCACCCTTATGTAGTCAATCTAATATCCACCACCACCTGTGACCTGGATGTCACGATGGGTGACGTGGTCTGCTCCACTTACAAATAAATATCGCAGGCAATCAATTTGGTCAGAGAAGTAATCACTCTTACTCTCTCCTGCATATTCAAGCATGGAAGATATTGTATTCTCGCATTGATCGGAGAAGTAAAGCTTGGGGCAATTCTTGTCTGTCATGGGTTCTGTATCATCCCAGCTAAGTGCATCATTGATCTTGGCAATACCTGAGTCTATGGACACACCCGGTGCAGCACGGAATACAAATCCCATGTTGCTCATTGTATTGATTATATTACTTTCTCCCTCCTTTGTACGCACTGTGGCTGCACCCATTCGTGGGTCAACTATCCGCTCAAATATCTCCTCACCATCTTCTTGTGCTTCAAAGTAATCCTTGTAATCACTGTACCCCCAACCTAGAGGACGTTGTCCAGGACCAGGCTTGCCCACTGCTTTACCAGCACCATTAATATGTGGGATTGCCCATGCTCCCATTGTACTGTCAGGAAACTCACGATAGACATATATCTTACCATCCTTGGTCACACCTGCCCATAATCCAACCCAAGGTTTACTACCACCCGGATCGCAGATAAAGTAACGGGTAACATTTGCAGATGGATCTAAGATGAATGGTATCTTGCTATGTTCTATTACATTTGTCTCACGCTGAAATTTTGGGAACTTACCTTCAAAACTCTTGCTTGGTATACCAAATAATCGGGCAAGCTTTACCTCCTGTGGTTGCTTGGAATAGGTACGCACAAGTTCATCTGCATCCACAAAGGGACTCATCTGTGACCAAAAATAATATATGCGACAGTCAGGCCAATTAGCAGACACTTGTTCAGTAGGCAGTTCCTTATCCATTAACGCACTATACTTTGACCTGACTGTCGTAGCTCCTTTCAATAAACTATTAACTAATGGCGTGTATCCTTGCAGGGTCGTAAATGTCAAAATCAAGCGACCATGATTATCGGTAAGTCTTGCCAATAGCGTGTTAAAAATATTCTCAGGAATCTCCTCATCTGCATGAATTGCATGGGCTGCCCATCCCTCAAAGATTTGTGGGTCTGCCATGTACTGCCTGTAATTATTAAAGTATATTGTACTCCCTCGCTCGGCATCTGGATGTGTGGGTGGAAGAATTGCTTTGCCTGCATTAAATCCATTCTTCTGTGTATATTGCAGACTATGATTCTCACTCTTCTTCTTGCTTCGCTTGTACCTTGCCGGAAGGGAGTCCCAAATATAACGCTGGGAATCACTTATACTACGCTCCTCACTGACATGCAAAGAACGTATCTCTGCTTCTGGTATGTTCTGTGCCAAGTGGACAAGCAAGCGAGACGCGAGCGTGGTCTTTGAGCTCCGGTTGCCTCCGAGGCAAACATGTATCTTTGTATCCTTCCAATTATCCATGACTCTACGCCACCCAGGAAGAGTCCAACCCCATTCGATTGGATCTTCCTTCTCGCTGTTTGGTTGGTCAAGGAGCAAGCGTGTAAGTGTTTCGGCTCGTACAGGATCTTGTACAGTTAGTCTATCTATCTCCTCATCTGACAATGCACACTTTAACTCTCCTCTATCATACTTAAAATCATCTGTCCAAGGCACGCCAAAGCGTGCGTCTATTTCATCTGCATAGGTTATTTTACCCACGATTTAATATCTCAATACCTACGATGATTGCTTCTTCGAGCGAGTTGCACGGGATTTCCTTTTCACCGATTGTCCAGCATTCCGTATCCGTTCCAACACCTCTGGGCTTAATTGCAAGGGTGGTGGCCCTAGCTTTTTGTAATTGCACTTCGGTAATCTTACAACTGATTCGGATATCGCTCGTCCGTATTTTTTCCAATAAATCGGATTGTATCCCTTGGGTACTTTCACTTGTCATTACATTTGCAGGCATCTTCATAAAATTGCTTCCATTGCTTGCCACATTGCCAACATCTCTGCCATCCAAAGGGGGCTTTTCTTGCCCATAACTTCTGCTGCTCGATAGTCCATTCATCATCACCATCTATCCACTTCATGCTTGTCTGGCTTGCTCCTCAGTTAATTGCTTCCATATATCACAACATCTGACCTTTAGATCCGTTACTTCCTTGGATAACTCGTCATTATGTTTCTCCAGATCAATGACCCTGCTTTTAAGCACCATATTCTCATCCGTTAATCTCCTCACCCATAATGGCCAACTCTCCAACTTCTCTCCCGTGGGGGCATATATATTCATTCTTCGTCCTCCTCATCTAGTTCCATGTCACATTCAAACTCTATGACATCCTGGTCGTAGTATTCTTTAGCTGCATCCACCATACATTGAACAATTTCTTCATCCTCCATATCAGATTCCTCTGACCAACGATGAATCATATTCTTAAATTCGTGGTAACATTGTTCTCTTGCTTGCATGATTTTTTATATCAAATTTTCCTCTGCATGGTTCTTTGCGTGGTATCGTTGTTCGATACACTGAACCATGGGCGTTGATTGCTAGTTGATTCTTGTTCCAAAATCTGTGCCAAGCTTCGTTCATTTCTGTTGTGCTTATTGGGCATTCAATTCCTTCCATAAAGTCTTCCATGCTAGTTCTGCGGTTTGGGGGACAACTCCATTCCCCAAGAGTGCAAGTCGCTTGTTCCTGTAGGGAGACCCATGAGGCTTTCCACCCAATCTGGTGACAACTGTTCTCGGTGACTCCCATTCATATTGCTCTTCCCCTGGTCTAGCAGGCCAGCGTGTCTCTTGGCTTCCTCCGCTAATACCTTGCCACCTGTTCCTGGCTTCCTGCTTCCCGGATTGCCTGCTCTTGGACTTGGCCACATCTTTAGATCCCTGCCCAAACACTTCTGATTGGACTCTAGTGATGTCCTTGCTCCCTCCACATGATCGCTTGCTTGTGGAGTTGCCCAAGATAAAAACTCTTTTTCTTCTGTGTGGAGCGCCAACTTCTTCCGCTGAGAATATGCCTGCCGCCACCTTATAACCATCTTCTTCCAAATCGCTAATGACTGTGGAGAGTCCAAGCGAGATATGTCCTTCGACGTTTTCTGCAAAAATCCATTGAACTCCAATTGCCCTGGCGTGTTCTCTGATTCTAGGCCAGAGGTGTCTTGGGTCTTTTTCTCCTTGTCGCTTGCCTGCTGAACTGAATGGCTGGCAGGGGTAGCCACAAGTGATGCCACGTATTTTTCCACGAAACTCTGATGCTGGGAAGGTGGACAAATCAGACCAGATAGGCGCTTCATCCAGCCTACCTTCTTCAATTGCTTTAACCAATACTGCTTGGACATAAGTTTCCCGTTCGCAGTAGCAGACTGTTCGCACATCCACGCCTGCTCGCTTAATTCCAATCTCAAGCCCTCCGTATCCGGTACAAAAGCTGATAATGTTTTGGGTATTATCCACATTACCTTCTCTTGATACGTTCCCATTCAATGCGCTGAAGCTCATCCTCACTCTCTTCCTCCTCTTCGCTCGGCATGTCTCCTCTTACATCGTAATCACGTTCATATTGCTCGTCATCTGGATCAGGTAACTCTCTCCAAAATTCCCATCTGTCTGGTGCAAAATTAAAATCACTCATATCAATCTATCCCTTCCATCATACTCACCTTCCAAAGTGTACATATCTCCATCTTCCCTCTTGACCTTGACCACACTTCCCAAACCAAATTTACCCGGCTTTGCCCGGAACTTGCCATGTGTGCCATCATCAAATTCTATGAATCGTAAGTAAGGATTACCCGGTAACATATATACCTTGGCCAAGCGTACTTCCCCTATACTCTGTTTAATCATTCCTTCCTTAATCAAAGTACGCTCACTCTTCTCCTCCTCTTCCTTCTGCGGTTCTTCCATCAGAAGTAATTTAGCAACCATCTTCTTGCTCAGTCGCTTCTGACTAAACGCAAGCCTCACCGTAATAGGCTTTAC